TACCTGCAAGCACACCTACGCCAATTGTAGCTTTAACACCAATTGCTTCCATTTCTGCGGAAGCGTTTGCTACAAACATAGATGCGCCGTCTACAGTGAAGTTGGCATCAGCAGTTGCAGAACCAAAGGCTAAAATACCTTGGTCCGCGATAGCCCTTTCGGATAATGCCAACTCACCGAACATCAGTCAGCATCTGCTATTGTTAGTTCGCCAGCATCTACTTGGCGCATGATTTCTGCGTAGTCTAAATTGTCTGGGTCAATAGGAATAAATGCTGTCATTCCATCAAGGGTTGCTTTTATACAATGATTTTTTTTGCCTGTTAAAGGGTCATTTTGATATTGTGGTGATTCTATTTTCATTCTTATATCTCCGCATTTGCGTAGGCATAATCAGTTCCATTACCGTTTATATATGCTCCAGAAATTGTAGTAGCACCCGTTGACATACTGTAAGTTAAAACTTGATGTTTTTCAGCAGAACTTGTACCCCAGTTGTCTGCATTTTGATAAGTAATATTAGTGTATGCTACAGTCGGAATTGCCCTCATCTCAACAGGAAAGGATTGATTAGCACTACAATAACAATCATTCGCATATGCAGGGTTAAAATGTCTAAAGACTGATTGACTAGATACTGGTCCAAATTGCACATAATACCTCTGACACTTGGCTAACGTAGTTCCAAAGTCCTCATGCTCAAAAGGAGTGGCTACATCGCCCTCTTCCCACTGAATGCCTGTAATGTACCACTCATTGTCTGTGCTATCTGCTAGGTTAACATTTAAGCCAGCAGCAAAATCAGCACTAACATTGTTTGTCCAAGTAGTTCTAAGCGTTCCTGAGTTATAGTTTGAGCCAACAGCTAACCACCAATAAATAATAGCTGTTTGATTTGCGTCATTGTCAAATGCTGCTGCTGTATCTGCTGGAACAGGGAATTCAATTTTTTGCCATGTATTTGCTTGAGAAACTGTGTAAAGAAAAGAACAATTTTTATGCGTACCGCCAGTGATAACATTTTGAATACCAACAACGTAATTACCCGCTTTGTTTGTTTTTACCCAAAATGAAAGAATTGAACTTTTTGCCCCTGATGTTCCATAATTTAAACGCTGTAAGTCTAGACCCTCTATCCTATGACCAAAAGCAACGTAATCATTTGCGGCTAAAGACGCATCTGCTGTCGTGCAGTCTAACTTAAATGAATATACAAACCCTTGACCGCTTGGCACATCCGTTGATTGGCTCTGTGTCCAAGTTCCAGCCGCATTCATTTCTGGGTTCATTCTATCAACAGTCTTAACGCTTCCACCAGCCGTGTCACCTGTGACTGAGGTAGCTCTTTGTGCAATAACCATCGCCCCATTTTTTATAATATTTTTGTTTGATAGAAATACCTCATCAGCAATATCGGCAGTAGTTATCTGCGTTCCAGTGCCAAGTAGGTTTGCTAAATTACGGGCGTTGCTCATAACTTACTCCGGCTTAGTAGGCCACTTAACATCATCAAGGCTGGTAGCGCTTTTAGTAATGTCACGCAGTTCCTGACGGTATGCTTTACGCTCATCGCTTATTGTAAGGTCACTGGATGCCCACCAGTCTGTCTCTGCAATCAAACGGTCGCGCTCTGCTCGTAGCAGCTTCATAGGCTCTGCCGCCTTTAGCTCGTCAGCTTTTGCCTTGACCGCTGACCAAGTTGTACCCCAGTCATCAGGGTCGGCGCTCTCAATAGCCGAACCATTGGAGTCAGC